AAGTATTTCTTTGCCTTTCCAGCACCCCCATACTTGGAGTGTTTATCGGAAGTAGTATCTTCTGTCGGTTTGTTCAACAAATATAGACTAAAGTTTTTCAAATCTCTATTGGAGTAGAACAAACTATCATCTCTTAAACTACTATATGGTAATAAGTCCGAAGTCGCAAATAAGAAGAGTCTAGCAGTCTTTGGGTCTAGTTGTTCTAAGAAATCTTTAATGTAGAAATTAGATTTGACCCTGCCACCTAATGTAGGGTCGTGAGAAGTTAGAACTTTATCTCTAGTGTGACTTGCTTCGTGTATGATATAATCCCAAAACAGTGAACCGCTAGCGGGGAAGTATCCTCTTTCTTCAACCGGCAAATGCAAATGAGAAGTTTCTCTAAATCTACTAGGTATCTTTTCTAAAGCGGTAGAACTTCTTCCTTGATTCATTTTGTAAGCCGAGGCATAATATTGAACAGAACTACTACCGTCATAGTAATTAGCATCGGAAGCCCTACCGACCTCTTCTTTTTCTGTTGGGCTAGCATCAGTAGTGTGATAGTCGCTGGCGATTGCTTGAGTTTTTCTATTGAAAATTCCTTTCTCAATGTGGTTTATTTTGTAAAGTGGAACCCCATATTTTTCAATATAGGTTCCGACCAATTCGTGAGATAGTGCTGTAGTTGGCCTAATGTAATTGTAATAGGTTGGCTTCTGCATATCATCAGCACCGTAGGCGACTCCCGCTTCTACTCCATATAGGGAATTCAATAGCGTCACCATCTTACCTCCATGTAAATGCTCTCCATTTACTAGGTACAAATTATGAGTATTTTTTCCGGAATACTGATTATTTACAGCAGTTGTGAATCCTAATGTGGAAATAGTTTCTCCGGAACTGAAATTGTTCACTGGCCTATCCAAGAAAACTCTCCAAGTATCTGCCCCGCTTGAGACTGTATTATAGCATACTACTTGAGTGCAATATCCTACAAATATAGAACTCAAATAAATAGGCAATCCTACATCTGCTACCGCTTTAATAGTAGAAGTGTTAGATGGGGTAATGTCTAAGTATTTTTTACCATCAATATCGAAACCACCATCGCTTCCTGTAGTAGTACCTATTGTAGTTAATGTCACATCATAAGTATCGTAATCGTTGTGGTCTACTCTTCCTAAAGTGACAGGAAGATAAGGGGCTAATTCTATGGTGGTCTTTCCATCTACAGTAGAAGTATTCAAGACAGTAAAATCAATCAAGGTATTGACTGTTTCAAAGGTTTCATAATTTGTACCTCCATCGCTTAGTTTGGCTTGGAATGCTTCTTCTTTTCCTATAGAAGTGGGGTGTTGTATATGAAATCCAACCGCATTGCTATCAACTCCGGAAGTTCTAGAAGTAGTACTTCCACTCAATAAAGTACCGTCTAGTTTTTCGCCACTGCTGAAAAGCAGTCCCTTGTCACTGTTTCCTCCTAGGCTAGTAGCAAAAGTGGGTAGTTTATTGTTAGAAGATAGGGCTTTGTTTAGAATGTAATTTGTTTCTATTTCTTTCCACAATTGTACTTCATTATGCGTGGAAGTCCCGTATGCTTCTGTTAATGGTAAGTTTTTGAGAGTAATTCTAGTAGTGGTGTTAGAGGCCCCTTCTCCTATATATGCTACAACTCCATTAGTATATTTCACGAAGAGTTTTGTATTTGCTAAAGAATTAACTGTTATCGACGATGTTAAATCAAAGGTCTTACTATTGAAATTCAAATCATTCCCACTATCCAAAACACCGACAAGTTCTAACTTATTGTGTGGACTCATAGTTGAATAAATTACATCTTCGGAGAAATTAGAATTACGATTTACTATTGGAGAAATTAGTTTTGAATAATTATCTCTACCGGAAATAGTCATGGTACTCATACCCATATTTTTGTCTATTTCTATTTGTTCTATTTCTCCGTTGAATCTCTCTACTTCAATGATATATTGTCCGGAAATATATTCTAAAGATGTAAATGCTGTAGAAGATTTTCTAACCTCGGCATTAGTAAAAGATAGGGTCAAATATTTTTGGTCTTTACTTGAGCCTGTCACGGTTGCTTCTAGTCCGGCATAGTTCTTATCCAAGAAAACTATTCTTAGTTGGCTTTCTCTACCTTCCACGAAAGGAAAGGTGGTAAGTAGATTGTTCTTAGATGAACTAAATGCCCTACGGTATAATCTATCCCCTGCACTTAATGTATAGGAAGATGTAGAAAAGGAACTTTCTGTATCTAATCTAGAACTAGAAGTGAAAGTAATGTCTTGTGTAAATGCACTAGTATTGAAAGAATCTATCGGACTACTAGAGGCCAATCTAACTACTCTAGACCCTACCATAACTTCATCATTTGCTGATAACAAATTCGCTAAATCATATCCTTCTTCTGTAGTAAATGTGTATTCATTTCCTGTGACATTTGCTTTCACTGTAGCCTTGAGCGGGAACCACTCAAAGAACTCACCTCTATGCTGTTGTTGTCGAACTCTAAAAGCCTCAAACTCCCCTACCTTTGAGGACATGATTCGGGAGGTGTCTACGATTTTTGACTCCGCATAACCCCCCCTTCGTCCATACGATTCTTTCAAATTGGTGCTAAGAACCATAGGGGCTTCGTTGGCTGTTTCGGGAGAATAACCGTAGTGAAGATACCGATATGGGCCAACTAGATTGAGAGCGGATTTAACATTGTCGTCGTCACGCCTAGCATTGTAAAACGATTCATCGTAATCTGTAAAGTCATTATTCGCTAATGTCAATCCTTCATTGGAAGTCTGTTTGGTGCTATTATAACTGTTAGTATTGGTAGGGTCGTCTAGTGTTTTTAGATTATCAACAAGTGTAGTTTTAATGTTAAACTTGCTATAGTCTTTAACCAAGAATCCATAATCTTGAGAAGTGATAAATGTATTTGTTGTAAATGAATTAATGGTAGCACTGCTCATTTGAGAAGAAGCATATTTGACATAATATTTTTTATTGTGGTCAAGTTGATTCTTCTTATCTAGTCTAGAATTGTGGAAGTAAAATAGGGGTTTAGAGCATAGCAATGATTTATTCATTCTGTAGGTAGTGCTACCAGCAGTAATCTCTGTAGCAAGAATACCACTACTTACTGCTACAATAGTAGATTCATCTTCATCATCTCCCTTGAACACCATGAATTTAGTATTCTTAGTAATAGAAGAACCTAGTCTTGGCTCAAATTCAAAACTATCTCCCGAAACATCGTCAGTAGTAAATTGTGTAATTCTAGCAAAGTGATGAGTTAATCCATTATCCGAGTTTATCAAGACATAGTAGTTGTGGTCACTAGCAGTAGAATTTAGGCGGATGCCTTCTCCCGAAATACTATCATAGCACTTTATCTTATACCCCTCAGTATTTTCTAAATTAGAATATTGAGTACCAGCAGAATCCGAACCTTGTAATTGTTGAATAAAGGTGTCATTATTAGAATCATCAGTAGAAATGTAAGTGAACATTCTATGAGTATCAGTGCAAGTAGCCGTGTCATGGATAATGGGATTCGTAGGACAATCGAAATTGACATTGTTCCCTGCGTTTGCTAGAGTAGCGACTACAGTGGGATTTATTGTAGTGCCTTTACGCATCACATAAACTGCTGTCATTGGTCTATCTCCTCGAATCTAAAATAAAGTACGGTATCTGCAAATCTAGGGGTTAAATTATTGACATTGAATTTATTTCTAGCCCCTCTACTCATGGCAAATTCGTGAAACTCTCCCATGAATTGTTTATTGGTAGTTGCACTATTTTGACCAGTGGCCCCACTACCATTAGCACCTAAAAATAAATCTTCTTTATCCATAGCAAAAGTCCCACTTCCAGAATGAGTGGCACTTGCTACTTCACTATTATTAAAATAAATTGTCATTACTTTACTAGCCGAATCATAAGTAGCGGCTATGTGAAATAACCCATCAACATAAGATGGATTCATTGGTGCTTTGATAAAAAGGTCTGTTGAATTTAATGCAGTAGATTGAGAAGTATCCAAAGTCACTGCAAAGGAATCTCCGGAAGAAGACGATGGAGTGGCGGCAACCTTTCCTATGGAAGTAAAACCAAATCCATTCTTTATGAATAGTTCTTGGTCTTCATGTAGTATATTATTTGCAGTAGAAAGAAAGGTCAAAGTAGTTCCACTATTCCCACTTGATTTTGTTGTTTTAGCAAAAACATGAGTGTATTTCCCCTTTGAATCTAAAATACCGCTACCATAAGAACCTCCCGAAGTGTGACTTATGAGGGGCCAATTTATTCCGATAGAAGGCAAAATCAACGCAGAAGTTTCTAGGTTTTGAGTAGTAGTTCCTAGTGTGACAGAAAATTTAATCTTGTATTCTGCTGGTTGATTTTCATTATGTGAAGTGGTATTTATCAAAGAAAGTTGTGCTTTACTACTATGAAATATTCTCATCTCATGTGTATGTTTTGCAGTCTCAGCCAAATAATAATGAGAGATATAATCTGTTTGAGTCACATCGTTATCTACTGCTGGCATTACCTTTCCCGAATCAGTAGCAACGCCTGTTAAACTACCTACACTATGCCTTCCGAATCCATTTATGTCATAGGGTGTCACAGTAGCCTCGATAGTAAAAGCGTCGTCTAAAGACCAAGGACCGTAGATTACATCATCACTACTTCCTACGCTAGCATCTGCTCCTATCGCAATATTATCATAATAGTCTATTTTGACATGACCATTACACATTACAGGGAAGACTAAACTTCGTTGCTTTCCTGTTAATACTCGATACATAATTTCACCTCAAGAAAGAGCGTCGGCTAACTTGGTAGCAACCTTTCCACTTGGGAACACTTCTGCGATTTCAAACTGCAAATTAAAACTCACATCAATAGTTTCCGAGTCTATTGTGGTTTCAAAACTTCTAATGAATCCTTTCATTCCTTCGGAAGTACTTGAAGTTGGAAAGTCACTTTTCAAATCATCTCTAGTACCATAGTTATCCAATTTCCCTTCATCGCCTCTAGAAGCATAAGTAAATGGAATAGAAACAGCAGTTCTAGAGTTTCCATCATTACCTACCTTAGAATCATAAAGAAAAACTAATTCGTTAATCGACTGATATGTTTGTATTCCTGTTGAGTCTACGCTGGAATGAATCATCTGTGCTATCTCAATAGGTGTGTATGTTTTTGCTCCTGTGGGTGCGTCACTTTCACTCCACTTTTTATTGATAGCCTGTTCTGTAATGAAACCTTGTAGGCTTACACTCTTAGAAGCCATACCTAAGTCTAGTGCGGCTGTTATTGATTCTCCGGATAATGCCCCCGATAGAGGTACTTCAACGGAAGGAATGGTCTTGTTAGTGCTGATGCTCATACTAGTGACTTTCAATGGAATGGTATTGATAGATAAGTCAGCAGTCGAATAGGCCCCAAATTTCAAGAATACTACATGGTCTAGTGCGCTCATATTATCATGCTCCCAAACTTCTAGAGGAAGTCGT